GCAAAAATTATGTGATATACCCCTACTTACAACATAACCACCTATCCTTTTACTTACATACGTTTGAGAAGAAACCTTTGACGATGCATCGTTAGCAGACGGAAACTTGAGAGTTTTCCAATAGCTAACTTCATTGCCACGCTCGCTTTTGCGAGTATACTGGAATCTGTAATACTGAAACGTGTAAGTGCCTTGGCTAGAGCGGGCCGGTACAGCAACCTTTATGCCACAGATTTTCTTTGAGTTATATTCCGGCCATTCGTTTAACAACGATGGATAGAAGAACTCTTGGTAATCCATAGACATGAAGCTGCCGATTTGGTCCGCCGGTATTTTTAGCCCGGCATCATCAGGATAGCTTGCAGGAACGAATGTGAACAACATCCGATGCTCCGCAAACAAAGATAGGCAATAGCGGTAAACTTCCTTGTCGACATAGTAGTAGTCGCCCCCGAAGTACGATCTGTACTTCTTTAAGAGACGATTCATCACTATATATAGCCAAGGAGCTAAACTGCTAAGTCTATCATTGTGGGGGGCCTTTAAATAAAAAGGCCTTACGTTACGGCCCTGATAGTAATCAGAGCCGCAGGACTCGCGAAACTTAACCTTAGGATCAAAGAAAGATTTCTCTTCGTTGACATCAAAGCCAAGCTTCGTGCACAAGCTCATAAAGCGACGTGCATACTCGGTCCGAATAATACAGTCATCACCAAAGACACTAGACAGCGGTAGAACCTCTAGAGGTTCAGAAACTGTCGAGTTTGTGTCTTGGGAGACTGCGTTAGCCAGCGAGTAGAAAACTAGAGTTTCTAAAGGAAATGTTGTTGCATTACCCATAGTACCTATCATACGTAAATCCACAGATATCTTCGACTTTCCAAGCCGAACAGACGTCTTTGGCGTACGAAAGGCCATCACAGCTTCAAACCACTTAGGAGGTAATAGGAATTTTATAACTTCAATCCCCAAACTATCCGAAGCGTTAGAGAAATCAATGGTCGCAATTGAATGCGGCATTATACTGCCAAGAAAGGCATATTCTCCATGTTTTGGTTGTAAGGACTCTAGGTCCAGATAAGGTTTCAATCTACGGTACATCATAGCCATAAGCCCCTGTTGGAAGAACATACCAACAGTTGGTTCAATAGCGATGACACGCCGTTTCTTGAGATCCTTATCTACAGTTGTAAGCCGTGACTCTTCCACAATATCGTACATAGAATGCGAGTTCTGCAGAAGCAGATGCCCGTAATCCTCACCAGTAAACGTCCGTATGCCATTATTGGCTAACAAGGCGCGAGCGAACTGAGGATCCCATGCACAGTATATTTGAAAGTAACGCATAGCAGTTTTAGTAGTAGACAATGGAAACGTCATCTTGTCCTCAATATTCGTATTCGAATATTTTAAGCCAAGTGACGTCCCAGATGAGTGTTTTGTATTGACAAACAGCTCTTCGGTAGTGAAATCTTGTAAGATTTCGTGTACGATTAACCGAGCACGTAAAAGATAAGCGTGTTCAGTGGATCGACACCCGGAAAGCCCAGAACCAACATCAGGAAGATCAAGATCGTCCAGACGTTGTCCCAAAAGTAAGTTGCGAGCAATAAAATCACTGCAAGCGTTACTATGGAGAACCTTTTTGTCAACATCGCCAACTGAAAACTTTTTAAGAAATTCAGAAGTTTGTCTATAAGCATAAACTGTTTTTGCATCATACCGACCACTATACAGCAGTTGTGGGACGATTGGGGATGGAACCCCTAAGTCACGTTGAATAGCCAACTCTAATCCTGTTGAAATCAGGGTTGGGTTAAAGAGCGTTTGTTCTTTCGAACTCTTGGTTGGTTTCATATCAGTGTCCTGTAAAATGAAATAGTAGAGAATCAAACGATTCGCCTACAACAACGGGTTACTAAGCTGGATTCAGTTGTTTAAAGAACGGAGTAAAATCCGTATCGAAACACATCTGAGCAGCTACATCCAACAATTCAGTCTTTTCTGCGTCTGTGGTTTCCCAATCATAGGCAATAGAAACTTGGATTGTGTTGACGGTTAACTTACCATTGGCGAGCAGTTTTGGTTTTTTGAAGACCAAATTAGCTCGTGCCTGGGTATAACCGTTTGGAGATCCCGCATTGGGCTTCGGTGATTTAAAACCGCCTATCACTGTACGGCGCAGACGCAAGTCTGTGTCCGCTGGTACAGCTAAG